CCTCTAAGACATTCGGAAATTCTTTGTCTGAGTGCCGCCTTTTTAGCGGTGGTGAACCCTTCTTGTATTAGGTAGGTTGCAGCATCTACTAAATTATCAAACACCATCTCATTCTTAGTCTCAATGTTAATCGCCTTAAATTTAGTGAAATTACCATTCATTTTCAACCCTAATCTAGAATTTTTTATTTTCACCTCATTATTATAACAATTACGTCTAAACTCGTTAACCGTAGCTGAGTTAAATCCAAGTGTCGAATCGTTAGCTTTATTAATCTTAATGTGATGATTCTCCCTATCTACCAAATCATCTTCGTGGCATTCTTCAATAATTTCAAACCTAAATTTATCAATACCGTATTTATTTACGGAATTCTGTAAATAATTGTTATGGTGAGCATCGGATAATAACCCACTTTCATGATGTTTCAATCTTTTACCTAACGTGATTGAGCTACCTATATACATTTTACCATCAACATCGTTAACGATTTTATAGATTCCACAACTCATAGTCTATTAGTTTTGTATCAATATAATTGAAAGTACGGCTAAATCAACTATTAATTGGTTTTAACCCCGAATTTAATTCTTCTAAGGTAATAGAACAATTACTACCTTTAGTCAGGTTATCCTCCCACGGAATAAACTCTAAATTATTTATGTTACCAATAATCTTAGGGTCAACACCTTGTTTAAACCCCTCTAACACTGAAAATTTATGGTCTAATTGGTACGCCCCTTCCACACCACATAACCCACGCTTATCACTATTATCTAAGGTTCCGATAGGTTGTTTATTAGTGATTTTATTAACATCACTACGATATTTCAAATAAGCTGGTAACCCCTCCAAATATGAGTCATAATCCATACCTATTTTAAATCTATCCTCAGTTCGTATTACATCAAACTTACTTAGCCTAGTATGAACTGTAGTATAAGGTACACCTAATAGATTAGACACACTCATCAATGACTGACCTTCCGAATATAATTCAACCATTTTATTATCTTTTGGGTGGTCATACTCATATTTATTATCCCTAGGTACCCCATTATTTTCCAATACTTTCAATATTGAACTCTTGGCGTACCCCAACTCTTTAGCAATCGCATAGGATGATTCACCATTACCGTAACGTTCAATTATTTCCTCTACTGGTAGTGAGGTACCCCTCAACTTACCTTTCTTAGCCTCACTTATACTTCTAGTGAGACCCATACCCTTTAATATCCTTTGCGGAACTGTAGATGATGTACCCAACTCTTTACCTATCTCAGTAGTTGACATACCACTAAGTGTATACATATCCCTAATTTTGTTATACCTTTCCTCACGCTTCCGTTTCTTTAGTAAAGAAGCATCAGTAAAAGTTACCCCACAACTCAAACATTGATACCGTTGTTTGGTACCCACCTTACCAAATTTCTGTACCCTACTACCACATTTTATACATCCCATGATTATCATTTAATTATAAATATACCACCAAATTAGAAACAACATTAGTGTTTGAATTAATTCGTCTTGACACGAATGCGAATATCCACATTAGGTCTCTTAATTTCGAACATACTGATTGGGTCACCCATCAATGCGTAGTTTGGTGCCAAGTCAATTTCTCCTGTAGCCTCATCAAGCAATGGTTGTGAAGTTTCGTTAAGTGAATACCCATTACCAACTTTGTTGAACGCTTTCAATTCCATTACGTTAAGTACTCCACCGACATTGTTGATGTTCTCAATTAATTGACTCATATAGATATTTTTCCCCATATCCCAATTATCAATATCAAAATACGTCTGTATTGCTTGTATAACCTCACTTATTATTTGGGCACTTGCGAATTCCTTATCTATGTATAGCCCAACTTCAAAGGCTAAATTAATTACCTTACCATTGGTTACTTCCACATAATCATTCATCATTCGATAATCACTCAAGTATCTCGCAATGTTATCTCTTAGCGTACTTGTTGAAGTGTTCGTTAAACTACCATCTATATCCAATGATAGGATATATACACTTATCTTATTTTGGTTCTCCATAACACCAACTCTAAATGGGATACCGAACTCACCATCCATCAAGGCAATTCTTGATTGGTAGTCCTTGATTGTCACACATCGTTCTTGTGCTGAAAAGTTGTATCTTACCAGATTTCTGATTTCCTCAACTGATGGTTCGTTTTTACCGCCCAATGCTGGCAAAGGGTTATTAACGGTCAGTGATGATTTAACAGCCCTATTTATCTGAGTATCTGAACCATTTACGGTTGTCTCAGCATTTGTAACAGTGGTTAATACGTTAGGACCTAAATTTGTTGATGACCCACCACCTACTCGGTAGCTTATGAACACCGTTGTACTTGGGCTAAGTGTAACACCCATACTCAGGTTATTAATGAAGTCACCAATTCTACCCACCAATGACGCATCAACGTCAAAATCACATAGAGAACCAACATCCTGTGATCCACCACCGAAAATTATTTTAGCGAAACCTTTGTCGGTAAATTCACGAATGAATCTCCTATCCACTCTGACCCATCGCCCTGCTTCAACAGAACTGTTGTCGCTAGCTACGGTATTGTCAGAAACGAAAACCTTGTCTTCAGCTAATGCTCCCATCTCAAACCACCTCAAATCACTATCCAAATATTGGTCTATGGTCGGTGTTGTGGTAAAATTGGTTCCTTCAAGTGCTATTATTGAATTAATTGATAGAACGTCCGTATCAGGAAGAATTATCTCGAAGAATGGTACTACATCATTTTCAGTAATAACTCGCTTAAACGTCTTCGTAACACCATTGATGACCATTTCTCTCTTGGTTACGGTGTAGTTGATGATATTGTTTGAACTATCGAAGTTCGGTATAATAATTCTGTTTGGAATTCCACCTGCCGCAAATGGTGAAGAGAAATCAATATCTGCAATTGTTTCGAATATCTTACCAGCACCTGAAACTTGAGCACCTTGTCGTATAAGTGGTGCGTAGGCTACATCCCATGAATCACCTAAAACGGGTATGGTAACAGCAAAATCCACAATCGTTACAGATGGTCGTTTACCTGGAATCTTAAGTCCAAATGTACGTGCCATACTAAGAACACTTGAGTTCTCCTGTGCATAATTTACTTGAGTCTCTTGGAACATTCTATCGGTATGGTATGACAGCATGTCACCAACCGCAGCATTAAGCTCCAATAGCATCATACCTACTGATGCGTCATTAAAATCGTTAAATATTTCGGGGTAATATTGCCTAACATATGCAACTAGTTCAGTTCTAATATCAGCGAAATTTCTTGCAAAATATGGTATCTTCTTAGCCATCTTCTTTTTTTATATAAATAGATTATAACCTGTTATTTGTTAATGTCAATATTTTTTAGTATATTTACACATATTTATAAGTACTCAACAATCAGGATGAAAAAGAAGACAACAAAGGAATTTATAAGTGAGGCGAGTGCCGTTCATGGTACCAAATATGACTATTCAAATGTTGATTATGTGAATAATAATACACCAATTAAAATAATATGCCCAGAGCATGGTGAATTCGAACAAAGACCAGTAAAACACCTAAATGCAAAGCAGGGGTGTTCAGATTGTGGGTTGGTTTCTCAAATAGAAAAACAACGTAAATCAACTGAGAATTTTGTGTTAGAGGCGGTTAAAATTCACAACAACAAATATTGTTATAATAAGGTTGAATATGTCGGTAATAAGAATAAGGTGATTATTATATGTCCAGAGCATGGTGAATTCGAACAAAGTCCTGATAACCATTTAAAGGGTAAAGGTTGTAAATATTGTGGTGGTACAGCTAAACTAGATACTAAATTATTCAGACTAAAAGCTAAGGAAATTCACGATGACAAATATGATTACAGTAAAGTTAATTACATCACTTCTAGGTCTAATGTAACCATTATATGTCCAGAACATGGGGAATTCTTACAGTCACCAAATAATCATTTATCTAAACGACAAGGTTGTTTTAAATGTTTAGGTAAAGTATCTGATACTGTATCATTCGTTAATAGAGCAATAGAAGTACATGGTGATAAGTTTGACTATTCCAAGGTGGTATACGATAACTGGTTAACGCCAGTTATAATAATCTGTCCAGAACATGGTGAGACGTTGGTGACACCTAATTACCATTTAAAAAACTATGGATGTAAAAAGTGTTCTAACTCGGAATCATTATTAGAGAATGAGGTTGGTACCTTTATAGATTCATTAGGGGTTGTAACGTCAAAGAATGATAGGTTAGTATTGGGTGACAAGGAGTTAGATATTTACATACCATCACATAAATTGGCGATTGAATTCGATGGATTATATTGGCATTCAGAATTATTTATTGATAAAGGTTATCATTTGGATAAGACCGAACGGTGTGAAGAGAAGGGTATTCAGTTGATTCACATTTTCGAAGATGAATGGTTACATAATAAAGACATCGTTAAATCTAGAATTAAGAATATCCTAAACCTTACTAAAACTACGATATACGCTAGAAAATGTGAGATTAAGGTTGTGGACAGTAAAACTAAACGAGAATTCTTAAACGATAATCACATACAGGGTACTGTTGGTAGTAAGGTAAATGTTGGGTTATATTATAATGACGAATTGACCTCTTTGATGACCTTTGGTCACAGACCAGTATTACAACCGTCAGATTATGAACTGTTGAGATTCTGTAATAAAATAGATACCACAATTGTTGGTGGTGCTAGTAGACTTTTAAAATATTTCATTAGAAATTACAATCCGAAAGAGCTTATCACATACGCTGATAGAAGGTGGAGTAGTGGTAATTTATATGAATCATTAAAGATGGACTTCATTGCTAACACACCACCCAATTTTTATTACATTAGGGGTAAGTATCGAGATAATAGAATTAAATACCAAAAACATAAATTGGTGGCGATGGGGTTTGACGAAACTAAAACTGCAAACGAAATAATGTCTGAGAACGGTTATTATAGAATATATGACTGTGGTCATAAAAAGTACTCAATGAAAAGATAACAAAAAAAGAGGTCATTACGACCTCTTTTAAATTATATATAACTTGTTGATTATAAGCTAGTTAGCTCACAACTTCCACCTGAACATGCCACAGCAGAAAATTTACTGACTTCTACATACTCTGGTTTTATTTTAGATAGTATTGGTGCAACGTCCAAATTACCGATTGACCTGTTAGTTTTCATCCATTTGTGAGCCAAGTGAACATCCTTCATACAAAAGGTTAATTCTCTAACGTCACTGAAATGTTTCTTACCGAACTTCTTAGCTTTGCGAAGCCAGTCTTTCTTCAATAGAAGTGATTGTCTGGTACCTTCAATTGGTAGTTCGTCATTAATAAGGTAATCACATGCTTTCCATAGGTTGTTATCAAATAAATGTAGACCATCTACTATCAAACCAGAAACGAACATTGAAGAGTGACCATACTTCTCTATGATTTCATCAACTTCCAACACCTCTGTGAATGGAGCTTGGTTGTACACCTTATCACCAACGTGTGGTAGCAGGCTAATACCTGAGAACCACTTTCGGTTTTCCCAAATATATTCTTTAACTTCATCCCAATCGTCTACAGTAATTGTATTCGAAACATTGTGTCTTACATCTGGTATTGTCCCAAGTTCTACATTAGTCCCATTCTCAACCCAATGTTGTTGAACAAGCTTAACGTATTCCAATTGCTTAACACCTAATAGGTCACTCTTTAACATCGTTTTCTTGTCAGACTTAACTGGGACGAACAAAGCATAATCAGCGTTAGTAGATGACCATACAGAATCCTCAATAAGGTCTGGGTATTTGTTCACCAAAAACTGTGCGATTTCTTCTTCCTTATTTATCTGCATGATGCGGAAATAATTCTTAGAGTGGTCACCATGGATACCTGATGTAGTTTCTAATAAAACTGAAGCATTACCACTTGGTTTAACGCACGTAGTTCTAGCAGCTTTATTGATACCAATCATTTCAGATACGATTTCGTTAACCTCTTTGATTAGTTCAGCACCAGTCTTTAAAATCTCTGGGTCAAACAAAATCTTAGGGTTATTCATGAAACCTGTAATGGAACAACCGATAAGCGCCTCACGGTCACAAATCTCTTGACTCTCTGGTGCTAAATATTTGAAGTCTGTGTATGACGCTTGTAACGTACCAATAAAGGCTGAAGCAATACACGCTTTATAGAATGTTTCAACATCATTACATTTACCACCATTGATTTCAGTCAGATTACAAACTTGCCACCCACTTCTACCATCTATAGTTCTTGGAACCATACCTATTTCAACACACGGATTGTATACGACTTCATAAGATTCTGAGAATACAAATCCAGGTTCTCCGAACTCTTTAGTTGATTGGAATATGTTCTCAAATTCACCTTTAGTTATGTCGCCCTTAACCATGACAACTGAATTGTTTGACCTAGCTCTTTGAGGATTGTCAACAAACCAATTACCAGTTTTAGCATTAAGCATTTCTTCATCATCATGACTGAACAATGCTATTGTAGCTGAACGTCTAACACCACCACTAAGCACTGCGTCTGAACAATGCATTAAAATGTCATAAGCTACGATAGGTGTCATCTTCTCTGAAGAAGGTACTACCACACTTTCCATTAATTTTTCAATCCTTTCTAATGACTGTTTTAGTCCATCAGGTCCTGGTGCTTTAAATCCACCACTGATTAGCGCACCCTTTGGTCTAATTTGCGAATAGTCAAAGTGAACTACACAATTCTTATATTCTGGGAATGTGTTATCGTAATTAAAGTATGATGACATCAATACACCAACAGCATCTGACCAACCTTCAATAGAATCCTCTATAACATATGTTACGGTTCCATTTGTTCTCTTAGATATTGTTGGTATCTTAGCAACGTATTCTTTTACGAATGACATACCGACACCACAACCACACAATAACATGTACATAGCTTCTTGGAAGACTCTGGCTCTGTCGCAATATGAGACAGTACAATTATACATTTTAGCATTATGCTTCATGATTGGTTTACCACTGAATTGTAGTGAACGCTGTGAGGCTAATACCAGTCTATCTTTGTATGCTTGAACAGCTTCAGTAAAATAGTTATTAAACTGTTCGTTTTCGAACCCTTTTTTTAGTTTAGGGTTATTACGGTGCATATCCATTACCGTGTCAACTTTTTCTTCCCAAGTCTGTTTTCTATCAGCTACCTCATCGTATTTGGAGTAGTCATTATAGAATTTAATATCAGACAAAATTTTAGTACCTTTCATTTTTCGGTTTTTAATTTTTAAACAATATTATTATAGGTAATGTGGTATGTGCTTTCGCTCACATTACAAAAAAGGCACAATTAAGTGCTATTATAGGTTGATTATCACAAAGTCTTTCTCAACGAATACCTCATCGCTGATAGTGTAATCTATTCGGACACTCGCTCTGTGTTCATTGGTTGGGTTCTGTTCAACGATTATTTCGTTGACAACTAAGTTCGGGAGGTATTCCTTCACTACCGCCTTAATGTCAGCTTTTATCTCTGAAAACGTTTCTGCGTCACTAGGTTCGAAAATAAACTTCAATAAGTTTGTACCAAAATTAGGTTTATATAACCGTTGACCCTTCTGGGTCAGAATTAAGTGCATGAGGTCGGCTCTAACTGCTTCCGAATCTGTATCGTTCAAGTCTAAGAAAAACCCCTCTTCACTATCCTTAAATGGGTAGTTTATATTAATGTAATTACCTTGTGCCAATTTTGCGAATATCTTTACAGTAAATATGTGTGTCACCTATAAACCGACCACTTATTATGCCTCTGTTTTGCTATCGTCCTCAGCCTCAGCCAATTCTTTTATTCTATCTTCTTCAACCTTTCTACGCTCTTCTTCCAACCTTCTTTCCTTAGCCATTTCCATCATCGTATTCATACGTTGTTGAGTCTCAACCACTTTGGTTTGGGTATTTGCAACAAAACTTTCACCACTTTCGTTCTCTGTCATGTCGATTTGTAGTGTTGAGTTATCAAATTTAATGTCGTGGAAAATAATACCATCTTTCCCGAAACGAGACTTAAGAATCGCCATTGTAGCGATACCAGCTTCCTTTTGAATGTTAGTTTTAGCAATACTAACGATAAAGTGACCAATCATACCTTTCTTAATTGAACCAGCCATTTGGTCAGCTTCAACTACTTCAGAACCGATTGAGCTTCTATTACCTTGTATCGCTGTCCAACCTGCAATATCGAAATCAGCTAATAGTGTTTCAAACTCACGCATAACCATACCTTCACCAACGTTATTATCTGATTGGATTACACTTGGTTGAACACAATCAATGTAGTCCAAAAGTAACATGTCTGGTCTAAAACCTTGGGCAATCTTACGCTTAACGTATTGACGAATCGTTGCTATTGTCGTACCAACACTAGGGAATCTTTTAAGGATGATTTTACCACCATTTTCCTCTTGGTGTTCAATTTCATCTTCTAACCGTTCTAGATTCTCTGGTAACGATAGGTCATTAAGTTCCATACCCGTCCAACAAGATAAGTGCTTACGTTGAATTACTTTAACGTTATCCTCGAAGAATATTTGTAGTACGTTACAATTATACCTTTTAGCGCTACTAGCCAGTTTAGTAATCATGGTTGTCTTACCAACGCCAAAAGGAGCCAGTATAAGCGCTAACTCACCTCTGGAGAGTCCACCATCCATTAAATCGTCTAAACCGTCTATACCAGTCGGAATAGGCTTCCTGTAGTCATCTTTCAATACTTCTGCCAACCCCTCTAACACGTTTTTATCACTATCAGAGATATCACCAGCTTCCAAAGCCTTACGCATAAGGTCAGCGCATTGTTCATAATCATTAATATCACCTTTGTCGATGATCTTCTCACATAATCTAAGAGCCTTATTAAGTTCTTGTTGTTTACAGAACTGCATAGAAGTCTCTTGGATATAGATACCATCATTTTCCTCAGCGTTAGCTACCCTATCGATTTGACTTGTAAGAAACTTTTTCTTAATGTCATTGTCAAGGTTGGCAACCACACGCATTTTAAGACTATCCACATCTGGAATCGTTTCATACTTTTCATAAGCATCCTTAATAGTTGCAGCAATAACCCTTAATGATTCATCTTCGAAATAGTTTGGGTTAACTATATCCAGAATCCTCTCAGCGAATTTTCTATCCACTAAGAATTGTCTTATTAATCTCTCTTGGAACTTCAACCCAAGATACTCGAAACCCCCTTTTTGTTTACCCATTTGTTGTAAATATATTTAGTAGCACTTTTATTTCAATAACCTATCAACTTATGCTGATAGATGTTCCCTTACCTCTGAATAAATCTCAGGGATAATGTCTCGGATACTGATATTGTATCTCACTTTTGGTGGGAAGAAATTACCACTGAATTCGGTCATTGCGATTAAGCGACCATCATACTTCAATACAAAACCGATAATGTCTTCGTTCTCGAATACATCTCGTCTATCGATTTGCTCTGGCGTTTGAACTTCGTAAGGTTTGAACATCTTCCATAGGTAATCCTCTGATTGCCTCTTAAGGTGTGCTGGTATTAGACCCATACCACCCCAACTGTTGTTGTTCATACCTGTAAGTGCGTCCATAAGGTCTTTAACGTCTTTTAAGTTCTCCTTATTGAAGTTATTAACCGCAAAGAATCGTTGACATATGATATGTCCGTTGCTTGTTAATTTGAATTCGAATCTGTTGTCGTCTCTTCTGTTGTTTCTTGCTTTCATAATTAGTTGTTGTTGTTAATCAATCTCTTCTCCCTATCTATCAATTTCTTGAATGGTAAGAAGTAATCAGTCATGTAATACTCTTGTATCATTTCCTGTACCCCATCCCTCTCTAACATTTTGTACACTTCCGTTATTTCTCGGTCTGTACTTAGTGGTGTATCCATAACATCTATTAAATGTTGGGTACCCGAACTGGTTACCATTGGGATGGTTAGGTCTACCAGCTTTTTATTTATTTCGTAAATATCCTTACCTTGTATACCATCGGTTGTTGAGGTAAGGAGATTTGTAAGTGCCGTTAATGGTTTCTTCTTTTCAGATGCACGTTCTTCTTGAATCCTATTGGACTCTGTCAGAATTTCCTCTAAAGATGTCTGCCGTTCTGCTATGAATGGAAAGTGTTTTAGTAAGGTCGTTTCCTTTACCCCTTTAATCCCTTTAATCGAATCTGAATTATCACCACCAATTACCTTAACTAAGGCTAAGTTTGAAAGGTGATGTTTGAAATGTTCTTGGTAGTTGTCAACCGTTAGGTATAACCTCTTATCCAATAACCATATCTTAATTTCATCATCTATTAGTTGGCAAATATCTCTATCACTTGTTACTATCGTGATATCTTCGTTAACCTCTTTATGTTTACAGTATAAAGCTATAAAATCGTCAGCTTCTGTAATCTCATCACCTACTTGTCGTATTGACAAATGATACAGATATTGTTTAACCTTGAACTGCTGAAGTCTTTCTTCTTTATCTTCAGGTTCAGTACCTTCTTCGTAGTTCTTACCTCGACCAGACTTGTAGTCCTTGTAAATGTCGTATCTAAGTTTCCCACTGAAATTACCATCCCACATCACATACACCCTATGGTATACGTCTTTGGCTAGTAACATTTTAAGAACCGTTATGAATTGGTATATTCCACCAACGTGTTCTTGTTTTCTATTGTATGCGTTATGACTACCATGGTACCCTCGTTTGAATAGGGCATTTCCATCTACTAATAACGTGTTGATTCTCTCAATTCTTACACCATTCTTTGGTGGTCTCTTAGGCATCCCATTTTATTTACAGGGTTAAACATTCTATTAAAAATCAGGAGTACTATTATCACCTTTATCTTCTTCCTCTTCATATGACACCTCAGTATCAAATGGTACGTTCATTGCTGCATGAATAAAGGCTCTATTATCCTTCTTGTATTCGTCCAACTCATCTGGATTAACAAACCCATGAGGCGTAGACGCAATTAGACCAGAACGTTCAATACCGCTAATGTGATTCTTTTCACACTTAATCTTAGTTCGGGTACCGTATTGGTATGTGTTACCCAAAGCAGTAGCGTGTAGTTTAACAGTACCATGTGATACAATACCACCCAAGTGAACAATTAATCTAGAATTGAAGAACATGAACTCACCACCTTTATGTTTGACGATTCCACCATTCATATTGTCTAACCATATTTTTTGAACACAAATAAATGTGTTCGTATACTTAGACGCTTTGTCCCTACTAGACGGTATCTTAAAGTTAACTAGCGAACCGAATGCGTTCATTGAACCAGCATTCCATTGATTATTAGATGCATCTTTCGTTGCCGTTCTATAACCATTCAAAGTTCCAATTGAATCCCATAGAAAACATAGGTTCATCGGTAGTAGACCTTGCTCTTGTTCTTTTATCTTTTGGTTGACGAATAACGCTACATCTTCAATAACAGGTTCATACCTTGTTGGTTTCGATTTCATCTTACATTCATCGTGACAATAGTTCTTGTACATTTGGTATAGGCTGTGTTGCTTAATAAGCATAAAACCATCACCCTTA